ATGACTCTAAGTCAGGTCTAGGCCATATGTATAATAATGTGGCTATATACGAAAACGCCCTATCTGTAAATAGTATATTAAACCATCACTTGCTATATACGGGGAATACGATTAATCTAATATCGGATACATCTTTCAGCATTTCAGAGTCATCTCTCGGTGACAGTTCTACTCCTTTTTTCATAACAGTGGTAGAGCCAGAGTCAGTAAGTATTTAATTTTGTCCATCCAGCGTACAATCTCTGGACTTTAACACAGAATAATGGTATGATTTATGTCTATGGATATGAATAGCCCTAAGTACAACGTACTTGAAGAAGAAAGCACACTAGGAATCTACGTCTGGGAAATGCCAGATGGCAGATGGATTGGGGATGACGATGGGAACTTTCTTTCAGTCACGTCCAAAAAAGGCAATAGATCCAGAATCGATGCTTTGGCTAGAGAAGTTCGCTCATTTGGTATATATGAGGGCGGGCCTAAATTTCTTTCAGCAAGACGCAAAATTACAGACGAAGAATTTCAAGAGCAAGAATCAAGACTTAAATGGGGACTAGTTCCAGACCCTCTGGATATTGGAAACTATAAAGACGAAATGAAAAAGTTGGGTGGACTAAGATGAGCGTAGAATTTCTTAATGAAGATAACTCAGAGAACATTGTAGATATATCTAATACAGCAGATTGGTTCTCATTTAAAAAAGATGAGAAAAGCTCAAATGATCCATTCTCAATGGGACTTGAAGATTTAAAAAAGGTAAGAGGACTAGGTTCCGCATTTAAGCGTAGAATAAATAGAGAGTTCTCAAAAGCATTTACAGGCGTTGAAGAAACAGGCACACAGCAAAATCTACTTGCACAAGCAATTAGTGGATATGCTATGTTTGACCTCATAGAGCCACCATACAATTTAGAATACCTATCAAAGGTATATGAAATTTCAACATACAACTATGCAGCAATTAATGCAAAAGTGGCAAACATTGTCGGCCTAGGCTATGACTTTGTAGAGACAAAGAAAACAAATGATGCGTTTGATTCAATCACAGATGACAAGCAGCTTGAAAGAGCCCGTAGAAAACTTAACAAATTGCGTCAAGATCTACACGCCTGGCTAGATTCAACAAACGATGAAGACACATTTACACAGACATTGATCAAGGTATACACAGACTTAGAAGCAACAGGTAATGGATATATCGAAGTTGGCAGAACAGTTGGCGGAAACATTGGATACATTGGGCATATCCCAGCAAAGACAATGCGTGTTCGTAGACTAAGAGATGGGTTTGTTCAACTACTTTATGGCAAGGCTGTGTTCTTTAATAACTTCGGAGATACACAAACAGAGAATCCAATTGCAGGACAAGAAGACCGTCCAAACGAAATTATTCATTTAAAGAAGTATACCCCGATGAACAACTATTACGGAACCCCAGATATTGTTGCAGCTCAGGTTGCACTTGCGGGTAACGAGTTGTCTGGAAGATATAACCTAGATTACTTTGAGAACAAAGCAGTCCCACGATATATTATTACTGTTAAGGGAGCAAAGCTTTCTCCAGAGTCAGAGCGTAAATTACTTGAGTTTTTCCAGGTCGGATTAAAGGGCAAGAACCATAGATCGCTTTATGTTCCCCTACCAGCCGACAGCGCAGACTCAAAGGTTGAATTTAAAATGGAACCAATTGAGGCGGGTAACCAAGAAGGCTCATTTGAGAAATACCGTAAATCAAATAGAGATGAAATCCTATTGGCCCATAGAGTCCCAATTAATAAAATCGGAACTCCAGAAGGAGTTAATTTAGCGGTAGCAAGAGATGCCGATAAAACATTTAAAGAGCAAGTATGCAGACCAGCTCAAATGATTTTAGAGAAAAAGATTAATCTAATATTTGATGAAAAAACAGATGCCCTATCTCTTAAATTTAATGAATTAACTCTAACCGACGAAGACACCCAGTCTAAAATCGATGAAAGATATTTAAGAATGCAGGTAATTACCCCTAATGAAGTTAGAATTAGAAAGGGTATGATTCCTTTAGACGGCGGAGACGATATGGTTGAATTAAAGCCACAGCAGGCTGCCGACCAAAGAGCCACAGCAGGAAAAACCCGAGCCAGAGATTCTGAAAGATCTGCCGCTTCCCCCGATATATCTGGAGAAGGCAGAAATGCAAAAGGCGACGGAAGTCAGGTTGACTAAGTCTACTCAACTGTTATTTGCTTTATATTGTATAACACTATAAAATTAAGCATATGAACATTGAAAAGTCTTTGTGGACTAGCCATGGAAATGATATTGTTTTATCGGTTCCTTTTACTAAAGTTAACCGTGAAAAGAGAACGGTATCTGGATTTGCTACGCTTGATAACGTAGATCAAACAGGAGATGTTGTAACCGCAGAGGCAAGCCTAAAGGCATTTGAAAGCTTTAGAGGTAACATCCGTGAGATGCATGGATCAAACGCAGTTGGCAAGATGGTTTCTTTTAAGCCAGAAACTTTTTATGACCCAAAGTCAAAAGAATTTTATAACGGAGTTTATGTAGACGCATACATTTCAAAGGGCGCTCAGGATACCTGGGAAAAGATTCTAGACGGAACATTGCAAGGATTTTCAATCGGCGGAAAGATTTCAGAATCAGATAACGAAGTTAATAAGGCTACAGGTAAATCTGTTCGCTTTATCAAGGGATACGATCTAATTGAACTTTCAGTTGTTGATTCACCAGCAAATGAATTATGCAACATTCTTTCTATACAGAAAGTAAACGGACAACTTATAGCAAAAGGTATTGCTGTTGGAGTTGTAACCGAAAATATATTTTACTGTGAAGACAGTGATTCTGTTTTTATCTCAACAGATAAAACATATGACTCGCCAGTATCTGGCAAGCCAACAACACTAATTGGTTGGGTTGAGAGTTCAGATGTTAACAAAGCAAAAGAGATAGATAAGATTCTTGATGCACATAAGCAATCAAGATTTACGTTGCCTGAAACACAAAAAATTGCAAAACAGGCAAACGCAGAAGGAGGTAATGAAATGTCAGAAAACACAGAAAACGTAGTTGTTGAAGATGTTGCAGTAGAAGCAGTAGCAGAAGTTGCACCAGCAGAGACAGCCGTTGAAGAGACAGCAGTTGTTGCAGAAGATGCACCAGCTGAGACTCCTGCAGAAGATGCAGTGTCAGAAGACGTTCCTGCCGAAACTCTGGAAAAAGCAGCCGAAGTATCAGAAGATAAGGTTGATGAACCTGATTTTGCGAAGATGTTAGGCGATCTAAAAGGCTTTTTCTCAGAAACTCTAGGTAAAGCATCAGAAGCAAATGCATCACAGGTTACAGCAATTAAAGAAACTGTTGAAACCTTTAGCAAGAGCGTAGATGTTCGCATCTCAGAGTTGGCAGAACAACACACAGCACTTTCAAGCGCTGTAAATGATATCAAGAACACGATTGATAGTGTACAAAAGCGTGTCGATGCAGTAGAATCCGAGACTGCAATTAAGAAGTCTTCTGATCTTGGCCGATCAGAGGAAGTAACAATCAAAAAATCAAAGTGGAACGGTTCTTTCCTCGGTTCCGTGAATGAAATATTTAACTAAGGTAGGTATAAAATAAATGAGCAATGAAACATTAGAAAAAGCAATTGCAGCTGGCACAACTGCCACTGGCACATTCGCTTCAACAACTGGGGGCACAGGAGTACACAGAGCTAGCGAAGCTGGCAATGGTGGTCTTCTTAACCCAGAACAGTCTGCTCGATTCCTTGACTATATGTTCGACGCAACCGTAATTGGTAAGGTCGCACGTACAGTACGTATGAAGTCAGACACAGCCGAGATTGATCGTATGTCCGTTGGTGAGAAGCTTATGAAGCTTGCAACCGAAGGTGACGACACAGCAGCAAATAACGCTGTTACTTTCTCAAAAATTTCTCTAACAACAAAGAAACTACGCATGGACTGGGAGCTCTCAACAGAGTCACTAGAAGATAACATCGAAGGTGCAGATCTTGAAGATCACATTGCACGTTTGATGGCGACACAAGCAGGTAATGACATTGAAGATGTAATCCTCAATGGAAATACAGCTCTAACCACAGATGCACTATACAAGTCATTTGATGGTGTTGTAAAGAAGGCAAAGGCATCAGGTCGTGTCGTAGACGCAGCTGGAGCCGCAGTATCTCGTGAAGTATTCAACAAGGCGCTTAAGGCTATGCCACGTAAGTACAAGCAACGTCGTGGAGACCTTCGCTTCCTTGCTGGATCAAACTTGATTCAGGATTTCCTATATGCTAACAGCATTGGAACAAACCAGACTATCCCACAGGACATCGCATCAAGCGTAATCCGTGGCGGAGTCGCACCTCTAGGTGGACCAGCAGGATATGTGGCACCATTCGCATTCGGTATTCCGATTGTTGAAGTACCACTTCTTAATGAGACACAAACTGGAGATTACACAACTCCAACAGGATCACACGGAGATATCCACTTGTCATTCCCAAATAACGTAGTTATTGGTGTCAAGCGTGATGTAACTGTTTACCGATTCTTCTGGCCACGTAAGGACTCAATTGAGTACACAATGTATACTCGTGTTGGCGTCCAGATCGAGCAGGCAGATGCTTGGGTAGTCGTAAAGAACGTTAAGGTTGCTTCTTAATTAATTAAGAATTAACCCCCGAAAGGCCCCCAATTAATTTTGGGGGCTTTTCATTTTAATTTAACAATGCTATAATTAAAGAACCTAACAAAGGAGATAATATGTCATTTGAGACATTGAAAGTAGCAGAACTCAGAAAAATTGCAGAGGACTTTGCAGTTGACACTGATGGAATTAAGAGTAAGGCAGATATCGTTGCCGCCCTTGCAGAAGAGGGAGTCACATGGTCTGTGTATCAAAAGACTGTTAAGGATATTGAAGAGGCAGCAGAAGAGTTTGCCGATACAGAAGAAATCCTTCCAAGATTTAATCCAGATGCTCAGCCAGAAAACACAGTCCTAGTTAGAATGACTAGAGAAAACTACAGGTACGACGTTATCGGATTCACATTCACAAAAGAGCATCCTTTCATTGCGATGACAGAAGAAAATGCTCAAGAAATTTTTGATAAGGAGGAGGGCTTCAGATTAGCAACTCCAAAGGAAGTTCAGGAGTATTACAACTAATCTAAGCTTGTAAAATGGCAGAGATATATGTAAACAGCAATTCGCCAGTCAGAACAAAGATCTATTGGCAGGGGGAATTGGTATCCCCATCAGGAAGCGTTACAGCAAAAGTATACGATGTTACACAAAGTATAACTAGTAACGTTAATCCTAATACCATTTTAATCACATTGACCGCTACAGCGGTTGAGACAGATGCTGGAACATATCAAGTAATCTTGCCATTTTCCTACACAGCAAATCCTAGAAAGCTAAAGCTTGTCTGGGAGTATGTTGTATCCCCTGGATCGACTGGAACCCATACAACGTATTTAAATGTTATTACCCCATACATCTCTATCAATGAACAGATAGACGATTTGAACTTTGGGTCGGACCCAAGCGATCCAAATTATAAGACGTATGGAGATCTTCAATCTGCAGAAAGATATGCAAGAAAGATAATTGAAGATTACACAGGGCAAGACTTTTATCTATACACAGATAATCAAGTTATTTACGGTGATGAATCAGATACGCTTCCCCTTTCATCTAAGTTAAATAAGATCTATCAGTTGTATTCTAATGATATATTGCTTGTCAATAATCTTGTAAACCCTCCTGTAAACAATTGGCTATATGATCCAGTTGTTTCAGAGAGTGGTTTTGCTATAAGAGTTAATAGAACAAACCTGCTAGATAACGCAGTATATGTTGCAAATGGACTAGTGCCTCCAACAATTAACGACACGTTTAATGGAGTGTTCTCAAAGAATGTCCAGTATAAAGTGGTTGGAGAATTTGGCTGGGAAACCGTGCCAGATGCAGTACAACTTGCAACAATAGAATTAATGAAAGACTACTTCTCTAAGGATAAGACCTGGAGAAATAAGTACATTAAATCAATTAAGACATTCGACTGGAGTTTTGAGTATAATAGCTCGGCATCATCAGGAACAGGGAATCTGTACGTAGACCAGCTTCTAACACCTTATGTAATTACTCAAATGGTTCTTATCTAATGTACAGCATTGTTGATTCAGTCCTGCCTATGCTTATGGA